TTAAGCGGCCAGCCAGAAAATGGCTAATGCGATCATTAACGCGACAAACAGCAGTCCCGGTCGTGCCGACAGAGATTTTACCGTTTCAATCATCGGCGCGAACGGGCTGTAAATAGGCTGAAGATGGCGCGGATCGTTAAGCTCGCGTTCCCGTTCTACGCGGCGCAGGAAGATTTGATTCAGCAAGTCCTGCACTTGCACTGTGGTCAGAATCGTTTGCGGTTGGATCTGATACGTCTGCTGCGCGTACTCTTTTATTGCCGTCAGCTCATTCGGCTCTAATGGCAGCTTCAGGGCCGCCTGGAGCGTTTGTAGCGTCGGGGCGCTTTGCAGGCTGAGCGTCTGGCGCGCCTGCAGCCAGGTGACCAGATGAGTAAACTGTTTGGCGGGGATCAGCTCACCGCTTTTTACGCCAGACAGCTCTAACATTGACTGCCAGATCATCTTACCTGACTCTCCCGTAGCCGCCGCCAGTTTGGTAACCAACTGGTTCAGCGTATTGTGCTCTGCGGGTAATAACGGACGATCGGTGGCCGGGCGCTGTTGCGGTTGCGGTATAGAAAGCTGCCCTTGTTGCAGCAGCGTGAGCACGTTCTTCAACTGCTCAGGCGTGAGCTGGCTGAGCGCCGTTTGCCCATACTGCTGACGGATAAAATCACTTACCGCCTGGCGGTTATTTCCCTGACTCAGTAATTCAGTGAGCTGTGAGAGAACCTGACGATTAGCATGATTTTGCTGAGCAACACCCAGCCGCTGATTCAGGTTTTGCTCCGCGGCAGGAAAGTGACGTGATTGCAGCGGCGTATCACTTTTGACGCCCAGATCGTGCTTCATTCCGGCCCACACCTCGGCGCTTTGCTGTTGGGTGAGTGAAATCAGACGGGTAATCAGTCGTTCCAGCACGGTACGTTGTTGTGTGGATAACGGTTGTTCACCCGCAGCAGAAGGGGCATTTTGGCCTTCGCCGGGAGGGCGTGCGGGTGTACCTGAAATGGGCTGCATCATCTCTGTTCCTTAAATCTGTGCTGACCAGGTCTCGCAGTATGCCTGGCGGCGAGATTATGGCACACTTGCCCGGTTAACTCTCGTTCTCAAACAGGTGCGAAAGACGTGAAAATCCTCGTTGAGAATTTATAAGTTGTTTTATCTTATTGAAATAAAAGGATTTATTTCTTTATATGTCCACACAGTGACCACCTTTTTGAGTAATAGAACAAAGCCCGCATTTGCGGGCTTTGTTCTATTACTTAATCGTTTCCTGAAGTCGCTATCCTGCCGCCTCAAATAATATTCACTAGATTCTATCTAGGGGAAGGTCAAGTATGTAATTCGCTGATTAAAAAGGATTTTTAGACGCATCGTTCACACTTCATCTAATTTGTTGAAATCATAGGGCAAAGTGTTTCTGGTTTTGCCTGATTTCTTGGTAATTATAACTGGTTTATTATTGACCACATTTCATGTGGATGGCTTGTCTTTTTTGTGTAGTTATTTGTAAAATAAAAAATTTATACTAATTGGAGGTTTTATGTTTTTTGGAGTGTGTACAAAATGCAAGGCAAAAATATCTACGAAGGTATCATCATGTCCGAACTGCAATGCATCTCTTCCATCTAATAAAAAAGGATGCTTACTGATCATATTGATTATGATTATTTTGGCGTTTCTCTCTGCGATATTTTCCGATGACTCATCTACTGAAAATTCCCCTGCAACTAAAACTAGCCAGGGTACAGAACAGAAGAGAGTGTTAGAAGATGCCTCGTTATGGAGGAATAAGGCAAGGTCGTATTCCTTGGTGGACAAGGATGATATTAGCTACGCAGGTAGGGAACGATATAAGATTTCTATTGTGTCCCCTGACTCTCAAAGCCTTGAGGAAAGGGCTGCAACAGTAAAAAACGCTGCTATTGAATTGCAGAAAAAAACGGGAGCTGATTTTGTATCTGTTTTGCTCCTGCCTACCGAAAATTCGAAGGGGAAAGGCTATGTACTAGCAATGGCTGATTATTCTCCTGACGGCTGCGGGACTGGCGAAAAATGTGACAACAAAAAATTGGTTGTATCAGCCAGCGATGTTGTATTAGCAAAATCTCAACTTCAATCTATATCTCTATGGAATGAATATAAAAAGAAATTTGCAGGGAGTGATGGTGTGCTTGATATAAAGGAAGAAAAAAGGCTAAAACAATTTATTAGCAAGCAATTAAATATTCCTGTTAAGGACGTGTTTGTTCCAAGTTTTTTTGTTTTAAAAAATGTAGAAGGTTAATATTTTAAGTGCTTAAAGCCCGCATTTTTGCGGGCTTTATCTTATGTGGTGATTGTGTCTTGGATTCGTTGTGCTGCTACCTCAAAGTAGTGTTCACTAGATTCGATACCGATAAATCTGCGGCCAGCTTTTAGTGCAGCAACACCGGTTGTTCCAGAGCCCATGAAAGGATCCAGTATCAGGTCGTCACAGTTGACCGCCTTTACCAGCTCGCTCATCAATTCTTCTGGTTTGCCCGTTGGGTGTTGTTTTTGGGATGGGATCACAGGAAATGTCATGCAGCCGTCGAACGGCCCGTTCGGTGACTTATCCAGTTTACCTTTGCTGCCCCACACAATGTATTCACACTGGTGGCGGAAGTACCCGGTGTGCGGCGTTCTTGAGCCTCGCCCTTTATTCCATGCAACGATCCCCCTCCATGTAAAACCGCTGGCCTGAAAAACACTGGTTGCCGCTGGTAACTGACGCCAGTCGGTAAATACCAGTGAATAGCTACCGGGCTTTAGTGCTTTGTGGGTGTATGACATCCAGAGTGAACACCAGAACGCCCAGGAATGCGCATCCATGTTTTCGCCGTCGAATCCCTCAAACCGCCGATTTTCTTCGTTCAGGTATTTGTTTATTGCATCTCCTGCTGTACGGCCCGATTTGTGTGTCGCTCCTGAGCTGTAGGGTGGGTCTGTTATTAGCGCATCAATGCTGCCAGGTGTAATGAAGGGCAGTATTTCCAGGGCGTTTCCGCAATAAAGAGTGGCATTGCCGATTTGCCTGATTTTGATGTGTTCAGGCGTGTTTGCTGGTTGAAATGGCTTGTTGTTCCCCACGATTAAAACTCCTTATGTGTGTGGGGGGCTCAATGGCTCTCGAAGTGATCTGATTGAGTGTTTTGCAGCGCGGGCATTTTACTTCTAGATAGTGAAATGAGGCGCGTGCGAGTAGTTTATTGCAATGCTTGCATCGTACGTTCTGTGGCATTCGCGGCACCTCATGTTGTGGCTACTGCTGCCTGTATGATACCAAATCGATCGATTTTGACGATCGATTTTATAGTATCGATCTGTGTGGTCTATCTTGTCGATGGTCCCCTTATTCATGAGGGAACTAAAAAACCCGCAGCTTTTACACTGCGGGTCTTTTTTGTTGCGTTCAAGTCTGAATGGGTGCGTTTCGACCGACCTTTGCAACCGGTTGACGGGGGATTGCTCCCCCGTCGCGGTTTCTTACTGTTTACACTGCAAGAACGCCGCAAACTCCGCTCCCCAGAAGCTCATCCGTATCTCGCACAGCGAACCGTGCAGCATCCAGATGATGAGGATTACCGTCACGCAGAACGTGATGACCGTAAGCGATTTTTGCGACATAGCGCTTGCTCCTTTTTTGAGGAGGCGCTAACCTATCACTTGCTAAGGGTAGATGGTTAGGCCTCGAGGTTAACGTTACGTTGACTCGGGGCCTTCTCACATCCGGCCTTCGGGTTTTCCCTCCGACCGTCAGTCGAAGGCACCCGCGACGAATTCTAGCCTGGCTATCCCTTCTGTTTCAATTGCCTGCTTTTGCCGTGTTGAATCTCTCTTTTCTGTGGCATAAAATCGCTGTGAGTACATCCCATATTTGGTGCATAAACATTTCTTATCTGTATTTGCCGGCGTATTACGCCGGTTTTTTTTGCCATTTCGTCAGTGGCTGCCTTGGCGCGATCGTTGCCCTGTTTTGATCCTTTTTTCAGTTTTATTTTGACCGCTGCTTTTGTGCAGGCCGCGCTGCGCCGGGCTTCTTTGTTTGACGGTTGCTTGCTGCGATCCTTTCGAGATCGTGTCCTGCCTCACGTAAAGAGTAAAAAATTCTTTAATATCATCACATTACTCTGCTTTCGCTGTTTGCGGGATCGCAAAAAACGCCCTAAAAACTGCAAAAAATTTCCAGGCGTGAAATTTCAGATCCTCGCCATATCCTTAGTGGTGGCGCGGGCTGGCGGTTGTTTTTGCACGCCACAAAACTGAAAAAATATTTCGATATAAAACCCGCGGGTTGGAGGGGGTAGCGCGGTTTACGTGATGCGATGTTTTACGCCAGCCGTTTACGTGGGGGGATTACTGGCGCGTTCAGCGCCACGCTGTGCGGTGATTTGAGTGGCGGATACAAAAACGCACGGCCTGAGCCGTGCGCTGTGTGAAGAGGCTTTTATGTGGGTTTACGTCAGGCGATAAGATCCTGATACTTCTTGCGTAAAGTAACGGCGCGTTCGGCGTCAGCAGTGAATTCGCTGCTGTTGTCTGGGGTACCCGTGTTCGGGTGGCTGTGGGATGCCGCATGTTTTGCCAGCTGTTGCACCAGCTCCAGTATTTCAATGAGCAATGTCAACAGGTTGAGGCCTGATTTCTCTCGTGAACCTCCGCGACCGATGAATACGGCAGGGGCGATAAACTCCAGTCCTCCTGCAGCCCTGCATATTCTGCGGCCTCCCACGTTTTCAGTGAGATCATGCTCAATCGTGGATGTTGCCCCTTTGAGTTTGGCCAGCAAATCCTGCGCTACCATCTGGATATGCTCCCCTGCGGCGATCGCGTAATGGCCAGTAGTGAGGTGCTCTATTTGCCCGGCCATCAGCTTGCAGGTTCCCAGAACACTGGTGGTGTCATCTGCCTGCACCGTTGTTGCTCTGGTGGTCGTGGTTCGCTCTTCCTGATCGCTGTTTATGGTGCGTCTGGCTGAGTGCTCCCTGATTTGCTGGTCTGTTTCTCTGTGCCAACTGCCATCGGTGGTTACACGCTGGAACACTTCTGCGCGCTGCTGCTGCAACTGCTCGCCCGGCTTAACCTCGGGCAGGTTATGGCCGGACGGCAAAATCTGTCTGATAACAGGTTTATCCTGACGCCCCTCAACGTGGGAGATTTCCACGATGGTGCCTGCGGGTGGGTATGCAAAGCACCCCGCCTCACTGCCAGCCATCGGTACCGGCAGTGGTACGGCAGGGTAAACAGGGGTGTCACTTTTGTCGCCACCATTCTCATCAAGCAGTTGTATATCCACGGCATAACGCGGACGAAAGCTGTCAGCCACATCGCCGAGGCCTGATGATTCAGTTGGTGCAACGACACGCGCCAGCCTGGTGTGTAGCGTGCCGCTGGCCAGCTCCGGGAACTGCGTTTCTATCTGCCTGCGCAGCGGGGATTTAGATAGTGGGCTGCCAGTGGTGTTAAGGCGCTCCCATGTTAGCGTCATTTTCTCGTTATTGAGAGCCACGCGGGTAATACGTCCGGAAGGAAGATTAATGCCCGGTCGCACTGTTTCCATGAACATAATATCGATACTGTTTCCGCCACTTTGTCCGAGTGTGTACTGGGTGGGGATTTCCGGCAGGGTGATACTGGCAAATCGAGAATCGCTGGAGCTTCCTACAAATACTGAGCCGTCAGGCATGGGGTGCCAGACGTAATCGCTTATGCCAAATATTCGCCCTAGCTGGCTAAGAAGCTGTGTTCCGCTGCCACTGTGGGTAACGTATGGCGCCTGAGTGGTGGTGTAACCTCCTGCATCGGCCGTAATAAACACGATACCGCTTTGTTTTCCCAGATGATCAAGTACGTCGCGTAGAGTAGGGTGCTGCATGGCGCACGGAAAATCAAAATCCAGCACGGCTGCGGCTTCCCTGATAAAAAGGCGATGTGAGCCATTTTCGGCAGGCTGATCGCGTTCGACATAGCCGGAGAAATAACGCCATGCCTCACCATCGCGACCGAGATCAATCTGCACCATGGCACCGGCAAGGTTTTTTTCTGGCGGCAGGTTGTTGACGGAAACAAAGCCGCGACCGGCTGTATTCAGGGCAAGGACCAGACTGATGTCGGCAATTTCAACCAGCTCACCATTAATCAGGAGTCGTTGAATTAATTTCATGTTTTCCCTTCATCTTTTACTGCGCCAATACCTACCGCATCCAGACCAGAACCAACGGCATCATTGATTTTTTTCCAGAAAGAGTTCTGAGTATTGATTTTTTTTTCTGAGGTAGGTTCGCTGCCGTTCTGAGTCTGTTGTTTTGCGATCGTTTTCTGTGAGCCGCTACGTGCTGATGCTTTCTCTGGTACGCTTAATTTTTCTTTCAGGGTAAATGTTACTTGCCAGTGCGTTTTCCCTTGCTGCTCTGTGGCGTCTACGCCGCCAGAGAAAACACCCTGGCGCATATTAACTGCCTGCGCGGTAGCGTTGGCGATGCGATATATTTTTTTTGCGCCGTTACTGTTTGTGGCTTCTGCCAGTTGAAAAATACGGGTCAGTATGGACTCATCATTAAAATCAATAACACCTGAAACACGCAGCTCCTTAGCCTTGCTTCCCTGCTGGGCACTGGTGGTGCTGGTTGACTGGCCGGACATGTCTTTATCCGGTAGTTGCATGGTAACGCTGACAGTGATGTTGCGTAGCAGTATGGCTTCCCCGTCAAGCGCAAGGACAATCATCTGGGTCATGTAGTGCTCCTCTTAGTGATGAGAGATCATCGCCGACAAACAGCATCACGGCTGTAAAAACCCATTCCGGGTGCGGGATATTTTTTTGCATCAGTACGGCAGTCTGGTTAAGTGCCCCGGCGTAGCAAAAACGCCACACCGGGCAGGTGTTTTGCTGGAGTGTGCCCTGCAAGCTGGCGATCTCCTGCAGGGCTTTGTTTCTCGCGTCTTTGAACTGGTTCAGGGATGACGATAACGCCTCCAGTGACAGAGGGGCTGGCTTCCCAGCCTGTGCAATGGCTGCTGCCTGTGACAGCTGACGGGTTATCTGTGTGGACAGCGTCACTGGAGACGGGAGCGTTGTTGCTGGTTTTGCAGGGAGTTGCATTCTGCTGATGGCCAGCGAAATCTGACTGGAAATCATGCGAGACATTCGTCCCACTTCCGGTAACGGAAATGCCCCTGAAAATTGCCTGGCCAGCGATAAAAATTCACTGGCAGACGGGGCACAAAGCAGCAGCGCCACAACATCTTTTTCTGTGTTCTCCGTCAGGTAAGGTAAAAGCGCGGATATCGCATTGCCCGGACTGAGATAGCGCCCGGATGGTGTGATGTTTCCCGTATTTTCCGACCATGGATGGAAGCAAACCATTGAACAGGTGATATCCATTGCTGCCGGACGCAGAACGGATGCTGTCCATGAAGGATGGGTCATTCTCCTACCTCGTATGCCCGAATATCAGCCAGTGTGCTGAGATTGCCCAGGGCGTATTTCATCTCTCGCTGCCGTATGTAAATCTCGTTATTCCGATCCAGTTGGGCCTGCGCCATTACTGCCGCCAGTTCTTCCAGCTCCGGCATCGACAGTTTCACCTGCTGATTATCAGCGTCCCCCCATGTCATCACATCCCGTGCTGCGTCGGATTTCGCCGCCATTACCACTGGAGACAGCCGGGCCATTGAGTCGGGGCCAGCGTTCCAGGTGCGGCCGTTCCACTCGAACGTGAACGGCTGCGCTTCCTGCTCTGTACGCCATGTCTCGATTTCCTGACGTTTGGCTGCCTTTGCCGCCTCCAGCATTTCAGGCGTCACGATAAACGGCTCTGGCTCGCCCCATTTGCCGCTTTGCAGTTCTTGCCAGACACGCTGGCCTGTTTCGGCTGTATCGTCAGGCGTGGCTGTGTAGGGAACGGCTTCATCCATTCCTTCGAACAATACGTCACAGTCAATTGCGCCGGATTCGGTGTAGCGGGGATGGGTAATTTCTTTAATCTCCATTATGCAATCCTTATGAACAGAGTAATGACGGCATACGAAAAAACAGGCGCAGTGCTGGTGCCGGATAAAGCAACATACGCACCCGGAAGGGTTGCCCCGCCAACAAGGGCTTTGGGGGTGGATTCAAATCCAGAACTTCGATACTCAGCTTCGAATACCACCTGGCGAAGCCTTGACCCCGAATACGACATGCCGCGTTCCAGTACGATTCTTTTTTCGTCGTCAGAAACCCCTGTGTATGCAGCGAGAACAAGGCCTCCAATATCGGGGGCTTCCGTGCTGTTGCTCTTTGAGTACAGGGGGGCGATGATGTCAGCAGTATCTAAGTTCAGTTTCTTCCAGCCAAGAAGATACCCGCTGCCGGTAGACAAATACCTGTTCATATAAAAGTCTACGCCGTTATGGAAAATCAGCGATTTGGAAACATGTTGAACAGCACTTCCAGCGCTGTCATAAGGCCAGATAACCTCAATCATTCCATAGAGCTGGGATAACCCTGGAATAAGATTTTTAATGTTCCCATAACAGAGATACCTGCCCGGCATTGCCGTTTTTGCCCATTCCAGCAATGCTGAATGTGTGTCAAACCGCACCCGGTCTTCTGGGCCAAATACTTTCCCGAAGCCGAACATACCGGGGATTGCCACACGTCCTTTGGTTCGGTCATATATATCGGTCTGAACGTCCAGTGCGGCCGCGTTACCTAATTTCGGTGTAAGGTCTTTCCATACCACGGGTTCGTTACGGGCAGCACCGCGAATGGTGGCGAGAATGCGACCATCCTTTGCGTAAAACAAAACCAGCTTTGTTGCTGTCTGGCTTGTCTTGTCACCCCAGCCGTTATCCAGCCAGATGATTTCAGTTATCCCGGTAGTTTCTTCTGTTTTCGTGGAGAACGTGTAATACCGGCCCGGATGCATGTTATGAGCAGATACAGCTACAGTTGTCATATCGTTGGCGATAATTGCTGTACCTCTGGCATTCGTCATTCCGTAACCAAATGCACCATGAAGTGCTACACGGCCTTCTTTGTCATCATAAAGCCATTGCTGGGCATCCAGCGAGGCTGCGCTTTTCAACCCCAGATTCTTACGCGACTCCCGCTGCGCATCCTCGCCTTCCTCTGCTATCTCTGAGAGGTGATTGTCGCTCCTCAGCATTTTTTTGAGTTCAGGGGAAATGTCCACTTGCCAACTCTGTGGTGGGGTGGTGATTTGTGCGGCCTGTGCGAGGCCGCTGTAGACAATCGCAAAGTTCCGCAGGAGTGACTCTCCAGCCTGTTTATGTCGAACGGGGGTTTTTATCACGCCACAAAGGGTGTTGCTTGTCTTGTGCATAAGGCAAATCCAGTCATAACTGAATTCACTGCCTTCTGCGGCGATCGCGCTGCACACGATAGTGTTTGGATTCAGTTTTCCGTAAGTTAGCTCACTGACTGTATGCGTGACTTTTTCTGGCGGTATAACGTTATCTTCGCGTGATGGCTCCCGCTCCATTAACGCAAATGCGACAGCATCTGGGCGGGCGGGTAAATTGTTGGTGGTGCAATCAGCTACCCATTGCTCGAAGGCTTTTGTCAGGAGAATGCTCATTGTTTTTTGACCTCCGGCACACTGCCTGGAGCTTCTGGCCACGTAATTTCGTTATATGATTTTTTATCTATTATGTGTTGAAAATTCATATTCCGTAATGTGTTGGCGTAAAGTCTGTGAGCTTTTAATTTCTCTTTATCTTCATCACTAATTAACCCCAGTAACAGGTCTTTTTCCCATTCAGCCGTTTTGCTGCTGACTTTACTCAGCAGGATATTGCGCTCACTCTCTGCTGTCAGGGTAAAATCAAAAATGAATTTGTCATCCCTGTAAAACCAGTAGCCCGAAGCATTAATCTGACGGTTAGCTGTAATGTCAGCCATTTCAATGACGCTCATACCGTCCGGGTTAATAGCAGAAACATCCTTCCCCACCCATACAACCCGCCCGGTATTGGTATACGCTGCTTTGAGGGTGTCTGGTAAGAACTTTCCCTGTTCTTCGTACCAGTTTTTTCCGTCCTCTGAATAAAGCCAGATAACACCAATTTTTTTTGTTAGTTGATATTGCTCTGTCGTTCTGGGATTTCCGGCAGATATATTTTTTAAGTGCATCATGATTAAATACTCCCTACGTTATACCAGGTGTTATTAACCTGTTTCTGAAGCTGGCGGTAATACATACCAGCAATATTGTCTGCTGAATTGTGGCTGGTATCCTGAACAAAAATACCTGTATATACGCATCCGGATGGGGCATGATGTGACCAGGTAACTTCATTGTGGCCTGGTGTGTAATACATCTCTGCCCCAAGCCTTACATCCTGTATCCCAAGCTTGCCTTGCAAGTAACTGGATAACCAGCCACCCCAGATAGAGCCGTAAATATTGCCGTCAGACGCCATACGCGCGGAACCATTACCAGCCTGTATTTCTCCAGTGGCAATGCTATTTCCGTTAATTTTTAGTATTCTCATGCTCTCGAGAATGCCACTCAGAAAACGAAAAACATGCTGGCCGTTGGCATAAACATCCAGGACGCCATCGCCATTCTGTTTGATGCCTGTGTCATTGTCCCCCAGACTAATTGAATTGCCGCCCAGAGCATTGTCGGTATTAACACCGAACGCTGAAGTTTGCGGTAAAGTTAACTTACCCGTCATGGTATCGCCGCCGCGCTGAACAGCTCCATTTGCCTTGTCGACGGTGGGCTGCAGGCCAACGTTCTGGATAAACAACGGTTTATTGGGAATGTCTGCACCATGGCGCGCTTTAGCCAGACGTTCGTTCGCGTTATCCATCGCGATTTTTACTGCTTTTGATGTGGCCGCGCGGTCTTCGGCGTCACTGTCAGTGGCGTTGCTATATTGCGCGAAACCTTTTTCGCTCAGTGTTGCATCCGGATGGCGGCGCGATTTCTCATGTTCTGCGAGAGCGTTGCTCTGTTGTTCGTCCGGCGTCTGGGGGCGCTGGTCCTGTGGGCCGTCAGTTGTGACTTTTGCCAGCGGGGCCACAAAGTGTCGGAAGCCATTTTCATCGGTGTACGGTGAGTGCTCTGGCCTGGCACAAAGGGTGAATACGGTGTTCCATTCTCCGGTGACAAATCCCTGCCAGCTGGCATCAATCCAGATGGTGTCACCGGCGTCTGCGGGCAGGTTGTAAGGTTCGCGTAACTGAACACGCAGCCCGCCCACGTAGCCCACACCCGCAGAAACAGTGGCTACACCGTCCTGATAACTGACCAGAAAACCGTCTCCCAGAAAAGCAGCGTCGCCGTAGTGGTCGAGCGCCAGCAGGCGGCGGGATTCATCCATGCCTGCCAGGCGGGCAGTAAAATCAATCTGCCAGACATCGGCGGCGACATCGATATGCATCGCAGCGGCTGCGCCGTCGAACTCCATCGAGAACGTCCGGATAAGGTTATTGCCCTGTACGCCGTTGGCGGTCTTAATCTTCTGCTGATGTGGCGTGTGCGCAATCATGCAAAGTACGCCGCTTTCTGCATTCAACAGACCAATCCAGTTGTAATCGAAATCGCCAACGGTTGTGTCCAGAATGACGGAGAATGCCGCTGCATTCGGGGACAGCAAACCGTATTGCGTGACTGGTACACGATACTGAATCAGCGCGGCGTCAGGGAGCTTCTCATCACGGGGGATTTCTGCCGATTCATCCTGTCCGGGGATATAAGCAAAAACAAAGGTATCCGGGCGTGCTGGTTTATCGCTGATAATCTGGTTGGCACACCATTGCTCATACTGTTCTGTAATAATCGTGCTCATGCGTTATCTGCCTGTAACGTGTAATGCTCTACTGATAACCCGTAATATCCTGCCTGCAGCGATGCTGACAGCCAGATGGTGTCCGGCTGTATTGTCGCTACTGCTGTGTGGTACCGGTATTCCCCTGCGAATTCGCCTGCGGTCAGGTTGGCCGTGGTGGTGTTGATCACCTGGAAAAAGTAGCGTCTGCAGGTGCGGCCATACTGGCGAACGAGCTGCATCATCAGAGCGTTGTTTTCGCTGAGCTGGGTGTCATTAATACGCAGTAAAATCACATCCCAGTCATGCTGCAGCTGCCGCTCCAGTGTTTTCACCTCACCCGCACCGAGCCGCTGAAAAATGCGTTCGAACCCGAGACGCTCTCCTGAATCCTGGGCGTTGATGAAGGCGTGCTTTACGCGCAGGCGAAACAGTGCGACCGGCTCTCCTCTGAAACGGGTGATATTGCGCTGATAGGCCAGCAGGTTAAGCAGCGGTTCTGCGCAGGTATCGACATCAACCTGCGCCAGTGGCCATGTCAGCCAGCTGTAGACCTTCTCCCAGTAACGGCGGGAAGAGTGGGCCAGCGTCAGGGGCTCGCCTTTATTCATCCAGGTGGGGAGGGGAAATTCTGGTAATTCGGGTAGTTTCATGCGCCCACCTCAATGGCCAGGGATTCAAGGCGGGGAACCGCCAGATCGCTCAGAATGTCCGGAAGGGAAAATGTCACCGATTCCACCTGTGGGAACTGTTGATGTATCTCTTCACCCAGGCGGGACATGCTGAAACGGCTGTATGGCCACGTCTTTTGCACGTCATAGTCACCGTTCTCCCTGAATGCGCAGCGCACGAGGTTTTCCACGTTGTGTAACAGCGTCTGCGTTTCTTCATCGCTGAGGTTCAGCGTGGTGTACAGCCAGAGGGTAACGGCGAGCGCGTGACGTGTTTCTGGCATAGCGAAGCAGCGCAGATCATCACCGTGTCCATGATGACCTTCGTCGCTGATAAAGGTATTAATGGCTTCTAAAAATGGCTCCGATGCAACACCTGAATCCAGCAGAATGTAAGCGTTGGCTGTGCCGGGGCCGCGTGGGGCGTCGTGCAGAAAATAAATGCGGTCGGCGCTGATGCCTGCCACCCCGGCAATCAGTCCGCGATAAACGGCATCCGTATGGTAGGCCCCGGCCAGATTGAACTGATTGCGAACGCGATCGCGTAGCTCGTCGTCGCTTTCCTCATTTGCGCCCGGCGTGGTAAGCCAGCCCTCGTCATTTTCCACGCTGCTGATACCGTCAATGGCCACCGGAAGGATGCGGTAATACCCTGGGGCAAGGTTGAAACCCGCTCCTGCCTGCGCTGCTGAAACATCGATGTTCATGCTGAGCATCCCGGTGGGAATAACGGTGTCCCTGATGACTGTCAGGGTGTAGATCACGCCATTGATGCGTTCTGTCTGTATTTGTGTTCCCTGTGGCACCGTCACAGTGCGATCGGCGTCATCTTTAGTAAAGCGGATCACGCCGACCGCATGCGTGGCGTCTTTGCGTTGCAGGTTAACGGCCCAGGCAAAAACATCCACAAATACGCCCCCGGCAGTGGCCAGAAACAGGTTTTTCATGACCACATTGACCAACGCATCTTTAAGCCACATCACTGGTTTTGTGGTGATGGCGGTGATCAACCTCCAGAACGGAGACATGCGGGACGTGTTGGTAATGAGCCCTTCGTCTTTGACGATGGCGTCAAATTCTGCACGAGCCTGGTCCTCAGTGACCGGCATTCCATTATCAGCGAGAATGCGCTCATAATCCGGAGAGGGTTTGCCGTTAATCATGCAGGGAAACCTTAAATGTTAATGGTTCATAAAAATCTTCTGTATGCGCCCGAATCAGCAGACGACCAGAGAGCGGGGCTTCTTCGGTGACGCTGACCGTACCGGGTGTAATGCGCTCGTCATCCTCAATCAGCAGCGTCATCTGCATCATGATATCGGCGCGTAATGTCGGGCTTTTCTCTGCCAGCAGGCGTGTGGCCAGCCCGCTCTCGATAATGGCGTGCTGGCAGTCCTGGGCGATGCTCTCACGGTTATTGCACAGTACGGGTTCTGCGGCGCTGTTCAGGGTGAAATTGCGACCGGTGATGAGCAGATCAACGTAAAGCGGTTTATCAGTAAGCATGTAACTCCATCCACTCGTTGAGACGGGCAGGTGACGGGTCCTGCACGTTCACATTGACCACCCGGCGGGAATTGTCGATGGAAGTCTGGTTTTCGCTGTTGTTCTGCATCTGTGCAGCAATGCCGCCAGGTCCTGCGCTGATGGCTTTGCTTCCGGTCAGTACCGATGCGCCATCGCTATTGCTTTCAGGTGCGCCAATGTTGACGCCCGGTATCATGTTGAGTTTGTCGACAATCCAGCTCCACGAATCGCTGAAAGACTGTTTCACCAGTTTCCACAGATTGCTGAAGATATTCAGGATCCCTTTAGCGAGGTTTTTCAGAGAATCCAGAGGGTGGGTGATGTCAAGGTTATTCCAGATGTCGAGATACCCCTGAGCGACGATACATAACGCCTGCCATACTGTGGATAACAACCCGGACATTATTTCAAGGGGAGATAGTATCCAGTTAATTGCGGTCGCAACGATACGACCAAAGGCTGCACCGGCATCGCTGACTCGCCCGAATTGTTCCCCGGTCAGTTCTGCGGGGGTAAGCAAATTCATCAGCCAGTTAAATGCTGTTTTAATGGCTTTCCAGACAAAGCCAAAAGCTGTGCCGATGATTGCCAGAATGGGAGAGCCAAGAGAAATCGCTTGCCAGGCATCACTGAATCCCTGAATAAATCCACTGAAAAACGCCTTGATGGGTTCCCAGAACTTCCAGACAAGGGCGATAACTGTGGCGATGGCTGCGCCGATAAGCAATACAGGGGCACTCATCATCAACAGAGTGGATAAAAAGCTGCGTCCGCTCAGCGCTGAAACCAGCATGACCTTGCTCAGGTATTGTTGCGCAGCGGCATAAGCCCAGGTGGCAGCGGTGGCCAGCGTGTTTTTTACAGTACTCAGTCTGAGCAGTTTTATCAGGCCTGTCAGTGGCGCTATAAGGCCTTTTGTGACAAAGCTGAATACGCCCATGATGATATTGCTGATGGCTCCCGCGGCGGCAAGGCTGAGGAG